GAAAATGACCGATACTTCCAAGATTATAAATCTCGTGGTTCGTTATATTATTTTATAGATAGAAGAAATGCTAAAGAAAAAATGGCCGTTTTCATCCCAATAAGTGGTACAGTTGAAATTTACAATACTGAGGACAAAAGAAGTACCTTGGAATATTTGATAAATCTTTATCCTTTTGCAACAGATATTATCAATGAGGCACGAAAGGGTACCGGGTTGATGGAGTTGATAAAAAAAATTAAAAATGGTGAGGTATCGTTGGGTCAACTTTACTCATTCGATGAAATGATTCGTTCAGCTTCACGAGATTCTGATGGTAACATCGTTTTGCACATTTCTTTTGATGATAAAGGTTTTTGGGATTTGTTTACTGAAATGGATGATTGGGAACGTGTGGCATATTCATCAGTTGGAAGTCATTATCCTATGGAACATTATGACTCTTATGTGGGTGAAGAAGATTGGAACGAGGGTTATCTGCTCGACTATTTTAATGAAACTCAGAGGGTAAGGTTACAAGAATACTTGTCCGTTTTATTCTCAGGAAAATTACCAAATAAATGCCTTGAAACACCACTTCAGGGGGGTTGCCGACAAAAGGTTGCATCAGAATTGCAAACTTTTTTTCCTGACGAAGTTGAAGAAATTCAAAATTATTATGTTTCTGACAAAAATTCGGATGTGGAAGAAGGTCTCAGTGACTACCTTAAAAAAGAATATTCCAACATTTTTGAAGAAAATGGTTTGAATTTGATTATGGACAAACCTTTTTGGAAATACGATATCAAACTTGATGATTTAGAAAACTATTTGGAAAAAAATAGTGGAGGACTGCATCAAAACTTATTTGATTTGTTGAGTGACTTTGTAAACAACAAAACGGGTGGAATTGAAGATTTCTCGCAGTTACAATATCAAGTTTCCGGTTCTGGTGATTATGACTATACAGAATCTGCCATTGAAAAATTATTGGACAAAATGGAGGAAGTCATTGACGATGGTTCTTTCGAGATAGAAAAAATTGCCGAAGCTCAGAATTTTATAAAGAAAATTGGTGGTTTTAATCAACGATTAGTTCTTCCTTCAGATGAAAACTATATCTTCATGGTAGATAGTATCGATACTATTACGGGTAAAATTTTATTCACAGTATCACAAAAAGATTCATTCGGCAAAAAAGGATTCAAATTACCATTAGAAGACTTTAAGAGTTTCCTTTATAATAAAAAACTTTTTGATATCTAAAAAACTTTTCATATCTTTGTTGAATACTATTGTAAATTTCTTCATAGATGAATGAATTAGAATTCCTTAAGAACGTCCTTTCTGTCAGGACCGCAACATATCATGAAGAACTGATGGTTCAATACATTTGTGATTGGTTGAAGGAACAGAACATCCCGTATGTTGTTGACGAAATGATGAATGTATATGCCACAAAAACCTCCCAAGGTTATGAAGACAAACTATATCCTTGTATGGTGGCTCACACCGATACTGTCCATCGATTTTCAGATGAAATTATAGTCAAGGAAGAATTCCTTCCCAACGAAGAAAATCAAACCAAACTATCACTCAAAGGATACAATGCTGAAGGCAAACCTGTAGGTATCGGTGGTGACGACAAATGTGGTGTTTATGGCGCACTTGTTTCTTTGAGAGATTTGCCTCACGTAAAAGCAGCATTCTTTGTTTCCGAGGAAACTGGTTGTTGGGGTTCAAAAGAGGCAAGTCCCGAGTTCTTCTCGGATGTTGCTTATGCAATTCAATTGGATGCTCCAAGTAATTTTATGGTAACTGAAGTTTGTTCTGGTGTTCGTCTTTGGGAAAGGGATAGTGAATTTTTCCAAATATGTGATGAGGTTTTTGAGGAATTAATGCCGACTCGACAATACATGATTCACCCATATACGGACGTATCACAACTGAAAAAGAAATTTGATTTTTCTTGTATAAATTTTTCTTGTGGTTATTATTCTTATCATACACCTCATGAATATGTTGTGATTGAAGATTTACATAATTCAATTCGGGCAGCTCACGAGATGATAAATCGTCTTGGATACAAGAAACATTTTTATGAACATAAAGGAAACAATTGGAATCTACCCTGGGACACTCAGTGATGAATTTTGTGATAGGTTAATTGAAATCTTTCACGAAAAAAAAGATTTACAATACAAAGGTGAAATGGCTAGTGGTGTTGACCCCACTGTCAAAGACACAACAGATTTGAATTTGATGGCGGACCCTGACCTTGCAGATATTGTTGAGGAAATTTGTGACGCCGCAAATGAAAAAATTGATTTATACGTTAAGAGGTACAGAACAGATGAGTCTTTTAATACCCAAGAATATCTTTTCAATCAAGGGACTCATTATCCTGTATGGCAATTACAGAGATACGAAAAGGGACAAGGTCATTATATGGCTTGGCATACAGAAGGAGAATACCACGAATTTTGTAGTAGAATTTTTGCGGTAATGTTCTATTTGAATGATGTTACTGAAGGAGGCGAAACTGAATTCATACATCAAGGTTTGAAATTACAACCCACTAAAGGAACTTTCGTTGTATGGCCAGCTCCATGGCCATACGTACATCGTGGAAACGTTCCAGTCTCAAATGACAAGTATATTCTTACTACTTGGTTAGTCAGAAATGATGAATAAAAAAAAGGGGTCTTTCGACCCCTTTCTTATTTTACCGTCACTATATCTTCCAATACTGTGATTTTGTAGTTTTTATCTTCTAAAACATCCCCATTTAGAACGAGTTCTGAGATAAGGTCTTCGACTTCATCTTGGATTGCTCGTTTGATTGGACGAGCTCCATAAACATCATCGAAACCAACTTTAGAAATGTGATTGACCAATTTATCATCAAATGTGAATCGTAGTTTCAATTCACCCAATCGTTTAATCAAATTATTAAGTTCGATTGAAACAATCTTGTTCACAGAGTCTTGGTCCAAAGAGTTAAAAATGATGGTATCATCAATACGGTTCAGAAACTCAGGTGAAAAATAATTCTTCATTTCTTTCTTAAGAATTTCTTTTTTCTGTTCTTCGTTAGAATAACTCGAACCACCAAAACCAATACCTGTCCCGAAATCTTGAAGTTTCTTAACTCCAATGTTTGAAGTCATAATAATCAAGGTGTTTTTGAAGTTGATTTTACGTCCCAAAGAATCTGTAAGGTGACCCTCGTCCAACATCTGTAAAAGAGTATGGAAAATATCTTTATTAGCCTTCTCAACCTCATCGAACAAAATTACAGAATATGGTTTGTTTTTTACCTGTTCAGTGAGTTGACCACCCTCATTGTATCCAACGTATCCTGGAGGTGCTCCAATCAATCGAGATACTGTGTGTTTTTCTTGGTATTCACTCATGTCTACACGGATAAGTGCATCTGAGCTGCCAAAGACTTGTTTAGCAAGTTGTTTAGCCAAATGAGTTTTACCAACACCGGTCGAGCCCAAGAAGATGAATGAACCAATTGGTTTGTTGGGGTCTTTGATTCCGATACGATTACGACGCATTGCTCGGGCAATTTTCTTAACCGCTTCGTTCTGTCCCACGACATTCTTTTGAAGTTCTTGTTCCAAATTCTTGAGTGACTCTTTATCATCTGTCGACAACTTTGTAACAGGAATTTTTGTCATTGAGGAAACAACATTCAAAACCAATTCAGGTTCGATAATCTTTTTGTTTTTGATTTGGTCCTCTTCAAACTTACGTTTTTCTTTTTCCAAACGTTCCAACAGTTTTTTTTCTTTGTCACGAATTTCTGCTGCTTGTTCGTAATCCTGTTTCTTTACAACATCTAATTTGTGTTGTTTGAGTTCCACAGCTTTTTGCTTCAACACCTCAATTGCTTCAGGCACCTTAACTTCGACTTGACTACGAGCACCTACCTCGTCAAGGATATCAAATGCTTTGTCAGGAAACTCTCGGTCAGTGATGTAACGGTCTGCCAAGTTTACACACATTTCTAAGATTTCATCAGAATAAGAAACTTTGTGAAAATCTTCGTAACGGTCTTTTGAATTCTTGAGAATCAAAAGGGTTTCTTGTTTTGATGGTGAGTCTACCACAACCTTTTGGAAACGACGCTCCAAGGCTCCATCTTTTTCAAAATTAGTTCGGTATTCATCCAAAGTGGTTGCGCCGATACATTGAATTTCCCCACGAGCCAAGGCGGGTTTGAAAATGTTGGATGCGTCCATTGAGCCTGATGCGTTACCGGCACCAACCAAAGTATGAATTTCATCGATGAAAATGATAATATCAGGATTTTCGGTAAGTTCCTCGATGATTACCCGCATACGTTCTTCAAACTGTCCACGGTATTTTGTACCAGCAACAATTGAGGTGAGGTCCAACAGGACTATTTTTTTATCTCGAAGATTTTTGGGACATTCACCCAAGAAAATTTTCATGGCGAGTCCTTCTACGATGGCGGTCTTACCACTACCAGGTTCACCAATAAGGATTGGATTATTTTTTTTACGACGTGAAAGAATTTGGGCAATTCGATTAATTTCCATTTCACGACCAATTACAGGGTCCAATTTACCCTCAGAAGCCAATTTGATTAGGTCTCGGCTAAAGTTATCCAAGACGGGAGTTCTACCACCTTTATTTTTTGATTTGATGTTTCCCTCGTTGTCATCCATAGATTCAATCATGATATTAAGTTTTTAGTTACCACAAATATACAATTATTTTTCCAAACTACAACAAAGACAATTTGTCAGGTGTTAATTTTATGATATTGACAAATTGTCAGGTATTGTTTTATATTTTGGACTGGCACATTATTTACTATTATTGAGTCAAATATAAAAAATAAAAATTAAAATAAGAAATATTATGTTTGGAAGACGAGATTCATTTGACGATTTGTTCAACGAACTAAATAAATTTTTCGGAGATAATTCTAGCCCTTTTGGTGGAAGGTTTGGTATTCATGGAAAAAATAACGTAGAAAAAGGTAAAGATGAGAACGGTGATTGGAATAAAGAAACCTTCACATCAGATGACGGAAAAATTGTAATTACCAGTTTTGTTCGTACCTCGGGATTTGATGACGACATGATGAATAGTCTATTCAAAGAACCAAAACGTAAACCAAGTTCTGTTGAATCACTAAATCGTGAACTACAAACAGCAATTAAAAATGAGGATTACGAATTGGCAATTGCAATTCGAGACAAAATCAAAAAAATCGAGGGTAATCAAGAATCAATTACCCAACTCGAGAATGAGTTAAAAGAGTGTATCGAAACCCACAATTTCGAACGAGCAATAGAAATTAGAGAAGAGTTGAAGAAACTCAAAGTGTGACCCGAAAGACCCCCAAAATTAATTGGGGGTTTTTTATATTTATTAAGTATGGAATCACCTTGGAAAAAATTTTTGGATACGGTCATGTTAAACGACCTTAAAAACGTTGTTGACCTTTACAGAAATATGAGGGTGAGTTTACAAAAAGAAGGAATCAGACAATCTCAATTGGAAAAGGGTGTCAACATTCCTCACAATATTTACATGGAGCGAGAATTTACAATCTACGCATTAAAACAAATGAAAGCCAAACTTAGAAAGTATGGTTTGATTGAAGGTGGTGGATTTGAATTTGATGATTACATTTCGGAAATATTTTCTAAAATTGATGAAGAAACACCTTTAGAAAATGGCCGTTAAATCACAAATTATAGAAGGTACAAGAATCATCAACACAATTGATTCTTCGAACTTGGTAAAAACCGAGTACGATACCGACACAAAAAAAATGGTTGTTGAGTTCAAAAACGGAACTCGATATGAGTATGATGAGGTCCCCCACAACGTCTATGCTGAGTTTAGATTATCCGAATCACAGGGAAAATACTTCAATACCAAAATTTCAAAGACTTATAAGTTTAACAAATTAACTTAAATTTTTATTTGAGTATTTATAGTTTATGGACAAATACTCGGATATTTTAACCTCTTTTGGTACAAAAGATACTTTGAACCCCCAAATTTGGGATGGGTTTGATACCGATAGTCCGGTTCTAAAACCATCGATAAGAAAAGCCTTACTCGCCATTGCCGGTGAATTTATGGATTTTTTGGGTGAAAACCTATTCATCGATGATGTTAGATTTACAGGTTCCTTGGCAAATTACAACTGGTCAAAATATTCCGATATTGACCTTCATCTATATGTAGATTTCACCCAATTCGATAGCGAAGATAGGGAGGTCTACAAAGAACTGTTTGGATTGAAAAAAACTCTTTTCAATACAACACACAATATAACCGTCAAAGGGTATGAGGTTGAGTTATATGCTGAGGATACAAATGAATCACATTTCTCTACGGGGGTCTATTCAGTATTATATGATGAATGGGTTCACAAGCCCGAAAAAGAAAACAAATCAATTGATAAAGACTTTTTGATGAAAAAAACACAATCTGTAATGGATTGTATTGATGATTTGATGGACGAATCCAAGGACATGGATTACGAAAAGGCTGTCAAGAAAATTGACACCTTCAAAGAAAAGTTGAAAAAGTATAGAACCGCTGGATTGGAAAAAGATGGTGAGTTCTCCTATGAGAATTTGGTGTTCAAATTCTTAAGACGAAATGGTTATATTGATAAACTATTCGAATTCAAAAATAAACTAACGGATAAGAACCTCTCGGTTGAAAATATGGAAACCGAATAAATTGAGATTTATGATTTTCCGTATATTTATAAAGTAAAAAAATTTAGATGAGTTTCGTAACATATTTAGTGGCACCCTGTGCTGGCGGCTCCGCAGTTGAGGTTGATTTTGATGGACGTTCTCTTCCTGTAGTTGGGGGAAATTATTATTTAACCTTTGTTGGTGCAACCGAGGAAGGTTGTTACGAAGTTGTTGATACGGCAGAACCAGGTACTGGCTCGGATACGGTTTCAACACAATCCTCAAACTATGGGGATTGTTTGACTTGTTTGGAAAATAACCCGACACCGACACCGACTCCAACGCAGACTCCCACACCTACTCAAACTCCAACAAATACGGTGACTCCATCGGTTACTGCGAGTCAGACGGCAACCCAAACTCCTACACCATCGGTGACAGCGAGTCCTACACCGACACCATCGGTCACTAGTACATCTACTCCGACACCCACACCATCTATCACAGCATCACAGACGGCAACAAATACACCGACTCCGACTAATTCTCCGACTCCAAGTATTACGGCAACAAACACTCCTACACCGTCTATTACAGCGTCACAGACAGCAACAAATACACCGACACCAACGGTGACTCCGTCTGTAACAGCTACGAACACTCCTACACCAACTCTTACTCCAACTAATACACTTACTCCAACCAACACTCCTTCACAGACACCGTCAAACACACCGGCAGCATCCGCTCAATTTAATGGTCAAATTGATTATGAAGATTGTGTGAATTGTAGTGGTACGATAACAACTCCACAACTTCCCAAACCAGCTTGGTCTGATAACCAAGGTGCGGTAGTTTACCAATCAGATGCTGTAGCTCTTGGAGGTCCTAATGGATTAAATTCTTAAAAATTAAATAAATAAAAAATGGCTGACTTAAAACCTATTGGTAGTGAAAAATTACAAGGACAAGACAAATTAAATAGAATCCTTGAAATTGCTCGTTACAAAGAAAACATTCCACAAACCGTAAACGAAACTGCAAAAGTTGAGTTTGGTAAAACATTGTCTGATGGAAACCAATATGAAATCGTTAAAGAAAAAGGTGGTTACGTTTTGATGAAACGTATCAACGAATCTTTAGATTATATTGAACCAATGAAGAATAGAAGACATTACAAGTCATACTCTCAAGCTCTAAAAAGACTGAACTTGATGGCTGGTGAAATCAACAGATTAACTGAAAATGTTGAAGAAGTTTCTATGTTCAGAGTTGATGAAGAAAAAAAGTTTACACTAAAATTACCAAAACCAGTAACGCCAGAACCAGCTCCGGCACCTGAGGTATCTATGGATACTGAAATGGATATGACAGCAGCTCCTGACATGGGAGACGAAGAAATGTCTATGGATACTGAAGTTTCAATGGACTCACCTGCAGACACTGAACCTATTGATATGGGTACTGAAGTTGATGGTGGTATGGAAGAAGAAGTTGACTTCAAAGTCGTTCAGAAAATTACCGGTAAACTTGGACAAAAAATTAGAATGATGAACGATTCTGTTGGAATGTCATCTGAAGATGTTAAGTATGTAATCAATTCCATTTTGTCAGCGTTGGATTTGAGCAAACTATCTGAGGAAGATAAAGAAGACATTTTAGCGAAATTCGAAGATACCGAAACAGATTATGATATGGATATGGACATGAGTATGGACAATTCATCTGAATCTGATTTTGATTTTGATATGGATTCCGAAGAGACTGTTGATTCTGAAATGAGTGAAGACCGAGACAGTTTTGATGGAAGAGACTCTGAAGTAGTTGGTGTTTATTCAAATATCAACAAACAAAGAAAAGAAATGGGTGAAACTATGTATGGTTCATTTGGTGATACTAGAAGAAAAGATTCTAAAGGTGATGTATACTATGACGAAAAAGACAGATTGGTTAGAAGTGGAGATATCTATGGTATAGCTGGTGATGATTTTGATGCTGAAGAATTTGATACTTTTCAGCAATTATATGACAAATATGGTGACAAACAATCTTGGTTTAATAAAACAGATGGTGAAAGAATGTTTAACAAATATAGAGAAAGGACAGGTAAACCATTTAAGGTAAAAACAAGAAAGATGGACGGTGAAATAGGTGAAACCGAGTCGAAGGTTTCATCAATCATGGATTCAATCTTTGCTGAGTCAAAAGTTGATAAAGTATTATCAAGTTATTTTGTTTTATCTGAGTCTGAAATTAAAAAATCTGAAAAACAAAAATCAGAAGTTGATTCAAAAATGTCAAAGGTAAAAAAGTTGTCTGAAACAATTGAACAAGAATTGGCTGCTGAGTTTATTATCAAAGAAAACTCTGAATTAAAACTTCTGGGTAAAACTAATAAAAACAACTTAGTTTTCGAAAGTAACGGTGAACAATTCAGAATTTCACCAAAAGGAGAATTACTATGATTCTAATCTATGTGAACGGACTTGGTCCTAACTATAGAGGGGATAATATGTATGAATTCATTTTTGGAAAAGAATTAGATGTATGGGGTGAAGGTTGGGATTCAAAACCATCAAGTGGATATCCTGAACCACCTGAACTCCAATACATTTCCAAAGTTGGAACTTTGAAGAATACAAGTTTGGAATTAGAACTTGTTCAAAAATCTGACTTCATGGGAATGACAGACGCGATGGAAGATATAATCGCGTTAGCCTGGGAAACCGATGAAAGTTGTGAAAATCAAACTCGTCTTGTTTTCCGTTTCGGAGATTCCGAACAAAAAGTTAAAGATAAATTGTACGAAAGGGACCTAATTTTAGAATTTGATAAAGAGGTTGTTTATGAAAACTAAAAAAGAAACAAAAGAAGTAGTTCAAGTGTCTCAAACAGACACTGTTACCATCAATAAATTAAAAGGTGAGAAGAAACCTTTCGAAGTTTATGAAGATGAGGATGAAACTATAGTAAAAGACCCTTTTGAATTAGGTTCAACACAAGACAAAAGACAAGTTGGTGCTAGTAGTTACGGTGACAATCCAACTGTGGACAAAGAATTAGACGCTGACGATGAAGATGGTATGGGTATGATGGAAGGTGAAATGGACGAAAAATTCGAGTCCAAATCACAACAAAAATATTTCTTTGCAAAATGTGGTGATGGAAAAACACCCGAACAGAAAAAGTGGTGTAAGATGGCTGATGAATTTGCAAGTAAAACAAAAAACTTCAAAAAATTACCTGAAAAAGTTACTGAGAACAAAACAAGTCAACAAGTTTTAGAAGAAGCTCTTGAGAAGATGATTCTGAAACATGTTCAACCAAGAATGACAAAAAAAGAATTAATTCAAACTTTATCAGAAAGTGGAATTATCAGAAAAACTATTCATAAGATGCCAACTGACAAAATGGTTGGAGATAAAAAATTGGACAAGCCTGTTGGGAAGATGTATACTTTAACAAAAAAGGAAGCTATGGAATCTACTACAACAGCACCAACAAGAACAAAACCTACTACTAAACCAGGTGTAAAACCTGGCACGGGTGACCCGTTCAAACAACCTAAACACCAACCCAAACCTAAAGCTGGTAAAAATATGGTTGATTCCAATCCAAAATCAAAAGTCGTAAAAATTCCTGATTACCTTACTTTTGACCAACTTAAAATTAATTTCAAAGACCAGTAATGAAAAAATTTATCAAAGAAGCGGACCCAAAGGACAGGTCGGAATTTGAAAAATCGACTAAGGGAATGTCTGGTGACATTAAAAGTAAAATGGAACGCGGTGAAACTCCTCTTTCCAAAAGTCCTGCTTTTCCTGACATCAAATCTCCCGAGGTTCCTGTTTCGTTTGAAGAAAAAATTGCATCTAAAAGATTCAATGACGTAGTTGAAAAAGTAAAAAGATATACAGGTCAAGAAGACGTAAGAAGTCAGAATGCTTTGATGGGTTTACAGATGGCCATGATGGGTGCTGTAAGAGATGTTATAGGGATTCAGACAAGGAATAAAGAATATTTAGAAAATTTGGCGGTAGATTTGGTAAGAAAAGAAATGGGTGTAAGACCTGACCAAGTCAATTATGATGCTAAGTTGGTAATGCCAGGGCAAATTGATATGGCAGGTTTTTCCAAACAAGGTGAAGAACCTGAACAAGAAGATTTGGAACAAAATTTTGGCCAACAAGAAGAAGATATTGAAGACTTCATGACTGCGTTCGAAAGATTCGATATTGAAAAGGCAAAGAGAAGATTTATTAACGCACTAATTCAAGGTTCATCCAAAAAAGGTCACTATATGTTTGAATTGGTTAGAGATGAACTCGACCGAATTGATGAAAATCTTCTAAATCTTTATGGTGTCTTAATGTCTGTAAACGATTTGATGTATTGGGTATTACCTGACCAAGCGTTTGACATGATGATGAATCAAGGTGGTATTGCAGGAAAAGAAGAGGTTGATATTGAAACTGACCCACCAACAGTAAAAGCTCGTGGAGTATTTTTCCCTGTATTAGTACACGAATTAATCAAAGGAACCATGGAAATTTTGGGAACTCAGGGTTTACCTGATGACCCTAAACAAGCCGAAATGGTAATGGCATCAACCGATACTTTGGCAAATGAAATTTGGGATTTGAGACTTGGTCCAGTCCTGTGGGAAAAGTTCATTGAGGCTTATCCTGAACGTTTGTTTGACGAAGATAAACGATGGATACAAAACTATCTATTTGCTCGTTTTTCAGCACTTTCTTCTGAAGAATTTTTCAAGTTAGCAAAAGCAATCCTAAAAGGAGATGTGAACGCTACTAAAATTCTTGACAGAATGATTGATGAAATTGTACAACATTTGAATCAAGTTCATGACGATGAAGATTATTCAGATGATGATGAGGATACAACCGAACCTTCATCCGATGATGACGACGACAATTTGGATGACTTGGACGACTTTTTGGGTAGTTTAGGTATCAGTAGAAGCTGAACTTAACTATATGGGTCTTTCCCGTGAACAATTATTATTAGAATACACCAAGTGCATGCAGAATACTCCGTATGCACTTCGAACTTATTTGCAAACATACGACAATACCCAATCGAGGTATGTGCCATTAGAACTATTTCCTGACCAAGTTAGGTTAGTGGAGGATTACGATAGTTTTAATGAAAATATTGCACTGAAATACCGACAAGCTGGTGTATCAACAGTCACCGCAGCATGGGCAAGTAAGAAACTTGTATTTGCTAGAAAAAACAAGCCAGAAAAGGTTTTGATTATTGCCAATAAATTGGATACATCTGTAGAATTTGCCAACAAAATTAGGGAATTTACAGACCAATGGCCTTCGTGGGTTGGGGTAACCTTCTCCAACGACAAAAATGCTGCAAAACACTACAAACTCACAAACGGATGTGAAGTTAAGGCAGTTGCTACATCTAAAGACGCACTGCGTGGATATACCCCCACGATTCTTATATTTGACGAAGCCGCCTTTATTGATGCTGACAGCGATTTCTGGGCGGCTTGTATGGCGTCACTATCCACAGGTGGTAAAGTGATTGTTATATCCACACCAAACGGATATGACCCCATCTACTACGAAATCTATGAACAGGCAAATCGTGGAATGAACGATTTCAAGATTACTGAGATGTATTGGTATCGAGACCCAAGATATACCAAAGATTTGTACTTGGTAAAAACTGATGATATTGTTCATTATTTTCTAAACAGAGAAGAATATAAAAATGAAAAAATTTTAGATTACTCTGACGTAAATCCATTTGAAAGAAATTTCACCGAATTAGTAGACTTATTCAAGCAAGGATGGAAACCATCCTCATCTTGGTTTGAAGCGATGGTGAAAAAGTTGAAGTATGACAAACGTAAAGTCGCTCAAGAATTGGAATGTAATTTTCTCGGTTCAGGTGACAACGTTTTCGATTCGAATTTATTAAAGAACATTACCGATAATTTAGTTCAAGAACCCCCCACAAAAATGATGAGTGGTGGTCTATGGATTTGGAAAGAACCAGAAGTTGGTCACAAATATATTATGGGTGTTGACGTTTCTCGTGGAGATTCAGAAGACTTTTCCACCTTCCAAATTTATGATTTTGACGATAGAGAACAAGTTGCCGAATATATAGGTAAAGTTCCACCTGATGTTTTAGCTGAAATTGCCTATAAATGGGGGAACATGTATAAAGCCTTCATTGTTGTGGATATCACAGGTGGGATGGGTGTATCGACTTCGAGAAAATTACAAGAACTTGGTTACAAAGATTTGTATGTCGATGGAGTAGAGTTTGGTAATAAATGGAAGTATGACCCGAAAATGGATTTGAAGATTCCGGGTATTAACTTTAACTCAAAACGTGTTCAAATAATTGCTTCTTTCGAAGAAGGTTTGAGACATGGATTGAAAATTAGGTCTTCGAGATTATTGAATGAAATGAATACCTTCGTTTACATCAACGGTAGACCTGACCACATGAAGGGGCAACACGATGATTTGATTATGTCCTTGGCGATGGCAGTTTATATTTCTGATTCATCGTTTTCCCAATTGACAAAGGTATCTGAACAGGCTAAAACTATGTTGGAATCATGGACGGTTCAGTCATATGAAAAACCACAGGAAACATACTTTAATCCATCTATTTCAAATAATAACTTCAAAAGGAATGTAGCATACCAAAATGAACCTAGCAAAAGCGATTATGAAAAGTATTTATGGTTATTCGGCGGTGGCAAGCGTTGATAAAATATTGGCTTGATGTAATTTTTGTATAATGGCAGAAAATGAAAAAAATTTAACAGTTTGGCAGAGGTTATCCCAAACTTTCGGACCTAATTCTTTATTGGGTCAAGATATCCCTACGTATCAATACGACAAAAAAGTTTTATTGAGAACTACGGACAAAGACGAATACGAAAAACAAAAATTACAAGCTCGTCAAACTTACTATTTGTCTCAACAATGGGCAAAGATTGAGAATAATCTATACTCTCAAGCAATTTATTATGAACCAACAAGATTGGCTTCATACTACGACTACGAATCGATGGAATACACTCCCGAGATTTCTGCTGCTTTGGATACCTATGCTGAAGAATCTACCACCGTAGATGAGAATGGATATATGTTACAAATCTATTCGGATTCACCACGTATCAAATCCATTTTGGGTGATTTATTCAACAATGCGTTGGATATCAACACCAACCTTCCCATGTGGACAAGAAACACTTCGAAATATGGTGATAACTTTGTTTTCTTAAAATTGGACCCTGTTAAGGGTGTTGTTGGTTGTTTACAACTACCAAACATCGAAATCGAAAGAATTGAAGTAGGTATGAGAGGACGGGCAACTTCAGGGTTGGGGGCGGCTCCGTCAACCACCGACGCTAGAAGTTTAACTTTCACATGGAAAAATAAAAACTTGGAATTCAATAGTTGGGAAATAGCTCATTTCAGATTGTTGGGAGATGACAGAAAATTACCATACGGAACTTCCATGTTGGAAAAGGCTAGAAGAATTTGGAAACAATTGGTTCTCTCGGAAGATGCCATGTTGGTATATCGTGTATCAAGAGCCCCTGAGAGAAGAGTGTTCAAAGTTTACGTTGGTAACATGGAAGACCAAGACGTTCAACCATACCTACAAAGGTTTGCACAACAATTCAAAAAAGACTCCGTCGTTGACCCTCA